TTACCGTTAATCTTCTTCATTATGTAACGGGCAACGTACGCAGCCGATTGAAAGTTGACCTCTCCGAGGGAGGAATAACCAAAAGGCCACAGCTTTTCAAGCTGTTCGGATCTAAAAATTCTACTGCCAACATCCGTCCGCTTCCAAAGCTTCTTATCCGGAAAATCGAAGTTGAAAACGCAGGCATGGAAGTGAGGTCTGCCAAAATTTTCGCCATATTCTCCTGCCATATAAAAACGGATCGGATACTGACCCTCTACGGGGTCAATGCCTCTATGCGCCTTCCTAAGGCGCTTCATGAACTTCTGAAAATGATCATAATGCAAACTCTGGTCACTTGGCAAATTCTCGTCATTGTAGGTTAACGTAATAAAACAATTGTTTGTATACCTACTTGCCTCATGCAAACATCTTATCGCCCACTGGCGAGAACGCTCAAGCCGACAACCTACGCACTGACCGCATGGCAGCGTGAGGCTGCGCACGATGTCGAACCTGGCGCTCTCATAGAAAACAACGTCTCCTGCTGCCGTTTTCCACGCCGATAACGGGTGGAAACAGGGCACGTTATAGTCGCCATCCGCCGCGCATAGGGTTACTACGCATATTGGCGGACTTTGTCCGCATAGAACCCCTACGAAACTTCCTAGCGGCTTTATATTTATTAATTGGTCTGCGACGCATCATCTTTTTTCTCCTTTTGGTGTCACCTAGCACAGTTACATCAAGTAGATCACTGTGCAGGCTCGGCCTTGTCGGCCTCGCTAGGTGACGTAACGACCGCCTGGGCGGTCTCTTCACGAAGAAGGCCCAATGCCTTCATCTCGTCTTTATTGGCCTCATCTGAGGCCCAATCAACAAAAACAGCGGGATCATTATCGAACTTGGCCCTAAGCTTAGCAGGCAGCGCAAGAAAGGAGTCTTGGGCTGCCATTACCGCATTAAGGGCAGACTGATAATCAGTAATCCCGCTAAAATCACCATATTGAGGCTGAACGCTACCAACAGGTAGCTGGCCAGTAACATTAAACTGGCGCAAAATATGATTAATGTCGCACTCATCTCTAAATGACTGCTTAGTCCTACTAGGACTAGTAAAAACAAACTTGGCAAGATCACTATTCTTGTCACGATCGTAGGTAATTGGATTCTTAACACGACTCACTTTAGTCCTTTCATAACGCCAATGACGGTATCGATCAATGGCTTTAGCTGCCCATACTCACGGCCAAGATTGTTTAAACTTGCAATGGCGCTAGCTTCAGCGCCAACAACCTTGGTCTCCTCTATCAACTTCTTAACCGTCTCTGCCAACATACGTTGGCGCTCTTGAGACTCAAAACCTTGAGCTCTATACAAATACTCTTGCTCTTGCAATACAAACACCATCTGCCTTAATCTCTCCCCTTCCGTAGGAATATTCTTAATTTCCTCGCGAATCTTATCTGTAGCAACTTCAACCTGCTTAACTTGGGTGTTTGTTAAACCTGTCTGAGCCTCATATTGCCCAGACTGAGCAGAGGACAACTGAGACTGATTAAACGTCTGCATTGCAGGCGTAATGGTGTCGTAAACCTGGGGCATCTGCGCTGTATAACTACTACCACCAGGAGTTGTAGCTCCACCCTTCATAGCAGCTAACATAGGATTAATACCAGCTGCTTTTAAATCAGCAACCGCCCTCTGATAGGCGGAATTAGACATCTCCCGTTGAAACTCCATCTGCTTAGCAGCAGATTCAGCAGACGCAGCATTAGCTGCGGCTGCTATCTCCTCTCTAGACCTATTAGCGCGCTCTCCTCCAATAAAGGAAAGCGCTGCGGGAATGGCGGCTGCTAACATTAGAAATGATCAATCAAACCAGGCACTGAATACAACGGCATTGGCCGCGCCTGTCTTACATTAAAAAACGCATCAAACAGGAATTGCTTACCGTTTGCTGAATCACCTATAGCAACAATACGCTCAACAGGAGGTGTATCTTCAATAAATTCATCGTTCAGAGCCGGCAGAGTCCCAAATTCTTGGGCCAAATGCCAAGCATCTAATGTACCCGCTGCCGTCGAACGAAAATAACCAGTAATCTGGCTGGGCTTATACCGATACTCAGCCCAGCGCTCCTGATAGCCAAATACTTCGTCATCAGTAGCTGTACCAGTGCAATAAATCTCTTTATTAAGCACTGCCTGCTCACCAAGTGTAGCAAACGCAGGAAAATAAAAATCATAACGTGTAGACCTTGACCACATACGTGGAAGGCCCTGCTGATATGTCAAATCAGCACGAACCGACACTAAACCTATAAGCACCCCGTGCTCAGTAGCATTGTACGTAAATCCGTGATTGTACGCGAGAGCCGTGCCAAAAGCGGCCAAATTGCCTTGCGGACTAGTATCCTCAGCAAGCCCCGTGGCGCTAGTTTGGGCAACGGGATTAATAGATACGGGAGTGCTACCACCACCAAGATATTCAGGGCGCTGCAAACGAGCATCAGGACTGACAACTCCAAAATGCGAACGGATAATTTCAGTGTAACGAGTACCGCCACGGGCATCCCTTTCTAGCAGCTTCTGTATCTGAAACGACTGCCGTAATTGATTAACAGTAGCAGCTGTCGCTGCTGACAAATCAGCTTCTAAACCACTAACATATTGCATCTTAGAATTAAGACTAATAGTACCGCTAGCTCCATTCCAAGACACGTAATTAGAAGTTGTATCCCAAGCTAAATCAGCAGAACCACCACCAGTGGTTGCCTTCATCCGAATATTACCGTCAGCCAATATAGGGGCTGTAGACCCTAAAGGTAAAGTAACTGCCTGGCCCTTCTGTGGCCAAGGCAACGAACTAGTAAAATAATCATGTCGCTTACCGCGACGACGTAATACATAATCGGCCGGACTATCCGGGCCATCGTCAATATCAACGACTGCAGAATCCTGCAAATTCTGATCTCTAAACCACTCATTCCAAATTAAATTGTACGCACGGGTCCAAAATGCACAATGCGTAACTGTATTGGAACCTGTAATCTGGCCTGCCGTAGGCAGTCCCATATAATCCTGCAGTGAATTCACTGCATAACCACCAGCCGGACTAGTAGTCTCCGGCACTGTGTAATCTATCGAACTGTCTGGGTCTGGATATCTCTCGCCCATAAACTTTTGCCAGTTCTCCCAAACCAAACGGTTTGGAACAAAAAAGAAAAACGAATCAAGATGCATGTTATCCATAATTGGAAACAATGGCGTTGCCAATCGGGCAAACGCTGTCATCTGTAAATTAATAGTATCTCCAGGAAGAACTTCGTCCACATATACGGGAATCAAATATCCCGCATCAAACGTCGTCTTATACGACTTCTGTGAATCAAACTTAGACCGAGGAATATCAGCTCGCGGAATCATAGCAAACTGATGAACATTTACAGACTTATTACGATGCATCATCGTTATCTCCTAGTTGCGGGGCGATCTTTTCAGATCACCCCCCTTGTATTTAACTACGGCTCTTGACCTGTTTGCCTAACGCTAACAGTTTCGGAGCCTCATGTAAAGCAAATTTACCATCAAAATCGTCAAAAATACCCAATTCGTATAAATCGAAATCATCGGGGTGCGCGTACATCTGATTATCTGGCGCATTCCGATTAACTTCATCCTGGAAACTACGAATAGCAACTCCAGTAGCAGGTAAAAAAAACGGGCGACCATAGCACTCTGCCGCCCTATCTCTGATAGTACACACTAACATCTTCATATAATTTCCTCACGTCAAACTACGTTTAAGCAAGGAAAGTCTGGCTTTCGCCACCTTTTCCTTTGCTGCCAATCTCTCAACAGTATTATCCTCATACTTGTCTCGAGCTCTCTTTTCTCGCTCAAACTCTATCCATTCAAAACTGATAGGGTCTTCGGCCTTGAACTTTTTATCGTAAAAGCGAGGTGGCCGAACCTTTCTGCCGTTAACCACAACATAGTCATGTGGATAAACGTCATCCTTAAACTCTTTATACCAGTCATATCCTATGCCTGGCTTCAAACTCATCTTATTAAACTCAGGTCTACGCTGCGAAACCTCCCCAGTATCTGGGTCAACCCATTCATAATGTTCGGCCTGTTGCTTACCGTTAATCTTCTTCATTATGTAACGGGCAACGTACGCAGCCGATTGAAAGTTGACCTCTCCGAGGGAGGAATAACCAAAAGGCCACAGCTTTTCAAGCTGTTCGGATCTAAAAATTCTACTGCCAACATCCGTCCGCTTCCAAAGCTTCTTATCCGGAAAATCGAAGTTGAAAACGCAGGCATGGAAGTGAGGTCTGCCAAAATTTTCGCCATATTCTCCTGCCATATAAAACCTGATCGGATATTGACCCTCTACGGGGTCAATGCCTCTGTGCGCCTTACGCAGGCGCTTCATAAACTTCTGAAAATGATCATAATGCAAACTCTGGTCTGCCGGCAAGTTCTCTTCATTATACGTCAAAGTAATAAAACAATTGTTTGTATACCTACTTGCCTCATGCAAACACCTAATCGCCCACTGGCGAGAACGCTCAAGCCGACATCCTACGCACTGACCGCATGGCAGCGTGAGGCTGCGCACGATATCGTGCCTGGCGCTCTCATAGAAAACAACGTCCCCTGCTGCCGTTTTCCACGCCGATAACGGGTGGAAACAGGGCACGTTACAGTCGCCATCCGCCGCGCATAGGGTTACTACGCATATTAGCGGACTTCGTCCGCATAGAACCCCTACGAAACTTCTTAGCGGCTTTATATTTATTAATTGGTCTGCGACGCATCATCTTTTTTCTCCTTTTGGTGTCACCTAGCACAGTTACATCAAGTAGATCACTGTGCAGGCTCGCCCGAAACGGGCTCGCTAGGTAACGAAACGACCGCCTGGGCGGTCTCTTGACGCAGAAGGCCCAATGCCTTCAGCTCATCCTTATTAGCCTCATCGGAGGCAAAATCAACGAAAAGCGCGGGATCATTATCAAACCTTGCCCTTACCTTAGCCGGCAACGCAAGGAAGGAGTCTTGCGCTGCCATCACCGCATTAAGGGCAGACTGATAATCAGTAATCCCGCTAAAATCACCATATTGAGGCTGAACGCTACCAAGAGGTAACTGACCAGTAACATTGAACTTACGCAAAATATTATTAATGTCGCACTCATCCCTAAATGACTGCTGAGTCCTAGTAGGACGAGTAAAAACAAGCTTGGAATTATTACTATTCTTGTCACGATCGTAGGTAATTGGATTCTTAACACGACTCATCGCCTCAATCCTTTAATTGCATTAATAACAGTATCTATAAGCGGTTTGGCTTGACCAAACTCGCGTCCCAAATTATCTAACGTCTCAATAGCGCTTACATCAGCGGCTATAACCTTAGTCTCTTCTACCAACTTCTTAACAGTCTGCTGAAGCATACGAGTGCGCTCAAGTGATTCGTAACCTTGAGCTCTATATAAGGCTTCCTGTTCGGTCATTACAAAAATAAGCCTTTTCAACCTATCGCCTTCCAAAGGAATATTCTCAATTTCTGCCTTAATCTTATCTGTCGCAGCTTCTACCTGTTTAACTTGAGTATTTGTCAACCCAGTCTGAGCTTCATATTGACTTGACTGAGCAGACGACAGCTGTGTCTGATTAAACGACTGAACAGCCGGCGTAATAGTGTCAAAAACTTGCGGCATCTGAGCTGTATACATCGCTCCACCTGGAGTCGATGCTCCACCTTTCATGGCCGCTAACATAGGATTAATACCGGCTGCCTTTAAATCAGCGACAGAACGCTGATAAGCGGTATTAGACATCTCTCTCTGGAATTCCATCTGCCTTGCGGCAGATTCCGCTGACGCAGCATTTGCTTCCGCAGCAATCTGTTCCCTAGAACGGTTAGCCCGTTCTCCACCTATGAGACTAGCACCGCCGGCAACAAGTGCCATGGTAAATGGATCCATTAGAAATGGTCAATCAAACCAGGCACTGAATACAACGGCATAGGCCGTGCCTGTCTTACGTTAAAAAATCCGTCAAACAAAAACTGTTTACCATTAGCTGAATCGCCAATAGCCACAATCCGTTCCACGGGTGGCGTATCTTCAATAAACTCATCGTTCAAAGCGGGCAGAGTCCCAAATTCTTGGGCCAAATGCCAAGCATCCAATGTACCCGCTGCCGTTGAACGAAAATAACCAGTAATCTGACTGGGCTTATAACGATACTCAGCCCAGCGCTCCTGGTAACCAAACACTTCGTCATCAGTAGATGTACCAGTGCAATAAATTTCTTTATTAAGCACTGCCTGCTCACCTAAAGTAGCAAACGCAGGAAAATAAAAATCATAACGTGTAGACCTTGACCACATACGTGGAAGGCCCTGCTGATAAGTAAGATCAGCACGAACCGACACTAAACCTATAAGCACCCCGTGCTCAGTAGCATTGTACGTAAATCCGTGATTGTACGCGAGAGCCGTGCCAAAAGCGGCCAAATTGCCTTGCGGACTAGTATCTTCAGCAAGCCCTGTGGCGCTAGTTTGGGCAACGGGATTAATAGATACGGGAGTGCTACCACCACCAAGATATTCAGGGCGCTGCAAACGAGCATCAGGACTGACAACTCCAAAATGCGAACGGATAATTTCAGTGTAACGAGTACCGCCACGGGCATCCCTTTCCAAAAGCTTTTGAATCTGAAACGACTGTCTCAGCTGATTAACGGTCGCCGCCGTAGCCTGAGACAAATCCGCAAATAAACTACCGTTCGGATCTACATATCCTGTGCCGTTAGCTGCATTATAAAACGCGCCATTAGCATCAAATTGTAAACCGCCAGGACCACCAGCAAACAAAGCTCCATCTGACGTCTTACGCAATGTAGCAGCAGCTGTATTGCCTGAAACAACTTCAATAGGTGCAGACGTGCCTAGCGGCAATGTAACCGGCTGCCCCTTCTGTGGCCATGGCAACGAACTAGTAAAATAATCATGTCGCTTTCCGCGACGACGCAACACATAATCTGCCGGACTATCCGGTCCGTCATCAATATCAACAACAGCAGAATCCTGTAAATTCTGATCTCTGAACCACTCATTCCAAATTAAGTTATACGCACGTGTCCAAAATGCACAATGCGTAACGGTATTCGAACCAGTAATCTGGCCTGCCGTTGGCAGTCCCATATAATCTTGCAGTGAATTAACTGCATAACCACCGGCCGGCGATGTCATCTCCGGCACTGTGTAATCTATCGAACTGTCTGGATCTGGGTATCTTTCACCCATAAACTTCTGCCAGTTCTCCCAAACCAAACGGTTTGGAACAAAAAAGAAAAACGAATCAAGATGCATGTTATCCATAATTGGAAACAATGGCGTAGCCAATCGAGCAAACGCCGTCATCTGTAAATTAATCGTATCTCCAGGAAGAACTTCATCCACATATACGGGAATCAAATATCCCGCATCAAACGTCGTCTTATACGACTTCTGTGAATCAAACTTAGACCGAGGAATATCAGCTCGCGGAATCATAGCGAACTGATGGACATTTACAGACTTATTACGATGCATCATCGTTTAGCTCCTTATTGCGGGGCGGTCTTTACAGACCACCCCCCTTGTATTTAAGTACGACTCTTAACCTGCTTACCTAACGCTAACAGCTTCGGAGCCTCATGTAAAGCAAATTTACCATCAAAATCATCAAAAATACCCAATTCGTATAAATCAAAATCATCGGGGTGCGCATACATCTGATTATCTTGCGCATTACGATTAACTTCATCCTGAAAACTACGAATAGCAACTCCAGTAGCAGGTAAAAAAAACGGGCGACCATAGCACTCTGCCGCCCTATCCCTGATAGTACATACTAACATCTTCATAATAGTCCCTCACT